GATTTGCCGCTTGCTTTTCGAGCAGCTTCGGCTTCTTTTTCATAATACTCGTTGAGTTTTTTGAAGGTAAAAGTACGTAACCAAACAGGCATATTGTAAACTGTTTCGTAATCATACCCTCCTTTACCGTGAAATACTATTTCGTGAATTTGGGAAAATAATTTTACCTTATACTCCAAAGTCAGGCCAAAGAAATGTTACTCCCAACGGGATGTCTACCCCCTCCTCTGGGCCATTTTCTGGATAGAACTTTAAATCTATATCTGGCTGTATTTCAGCTAAATGTTTTCTAAAAGCTCTTGAATCTCTGGCTAAAAATTGATTATCAACAAATTTTCTAATAAAAGCAGTTTCAACATTACCATCTACTCCGGTAATTAAATACTTTAACCTAGTAGAAAGTTCTGGTGAAGCATCTTTATTTATCTTTTTTAAACCTTTAATTTCTTGATCTACTTTTTTCTCATCTCCGTGAGTAAGAAATTTAAAAGTCAATTCATTTTTAGTAGTAGGTAAAGTAAATTTAAATTCATTTTTACCGTCTTTTACTAATTTTTCGTCAAAAGGTTTATTTTCAATAGTTGATAAATCTATTTTTACTTTTTCACCTTGGTAAACAAATTCGTAGTCTGCTCCATAACCTAATATTCTTGCAGCTACTAATAATGCGTTTTTATCTCCAATTAATAATTCATTATAATTAATTTTTTTATCAACGATAAGAGCCTGGAGTAATTTATCAATAACTATACCTTTTTCGATAAAGTTTTGATTAGTTAAAATGTCTTCTTCTTTAGCTGTCATATATTTCATCTCTATAGTTCCGGATTTTAGAGGTGAATCTTCAGGATAAAGAAGGCCTTTAGAAGGTAAATCTACTACTTCTGTAGGAAAATTGTTTTCTGTACTCATAAATTTTATTATAAAACTAGTTCTTTTTAATAAATATACGAACTCAAAATTTATTAAACAACCTTAATTTTAGAAAAAAATAACTTTTCAAGTATACTTTTCTTATGATCTAAATTATGAAATAATTCTCTATTATATGAAGTATATTCGTTTAAATTTTTATCTAATAAGTATTCTGCAGTTTCTACTACATTTTTATACCTATCATCGTTATCTGAGCTATCATAATCTACATCGGGATATCTGAAATCGAGTTCTTTGAGATTTTTTATGTAGTTTTTAGTACTATTAACAACAAAAGGAATACCTAACATGATAGGTTTAAATACTTTTTCAGTAATATGTATTTCGTTTTCTTCCGAATAGTATGTTTCATTAACTATATCAAGTTTAACTAACTTATACCAGTCACTATTAAACCCATATAGACCTAGTTCATCATTTAACTTATCATCTCTACTCAAGAATATATCGTTTTCTATACCTTTCTTTTTTAAGCTCCCTATCTCAGGGTAGCGACCTTCTACTGAAGTTATCCATGAATATAAAGTATCTTTAAGTAGCTGTTTTCTACTTAATTCTAACATTAATTTATATTTATATAATCTCATTCTTCTATTTAAACATAAAAATTTAAAAGAAGGTTTTATATCTGAGTTATTTATATAAGGTTTGCATTTAAATAATGTAGTTATAAGAAATCTTGGAAAGCATATTATTTTTACTTTTAATCCAAAATAATCAGTCGGTGGGGTTAAATTATTAGTAGCTAAAATTACTTTGCTTATATCTATACCAGTAGATTCTAAATTTTTTATATAATTATAAAGATCTTTTCTGTATATAGTACCTTCTAAAGATGAATCTATAATTAAAGTTACTCCTTCTTTTTGAAGTTTTAGTAATTTTTCGTTATATTCTTCGGTAAATATATTTGGAAAAAAATTTTTATAAATATCTCCTTGATAAACTCCCCAATATTGAATTAAAAAGTATTCATCTTTACTTTTTTTATTACGTAAAGATAAATTAGCTGTTAAATTTTCATATGGATAATCTAAACTGCTTTTTATTCCACCATTTTTATCTTCATACCAGAATATCATAACTAAAAAAAAACCCGGCATAGAGCCGGGTCTTAAATATATGTTGGCAGATTTTAGTAGTTAAGTACGCAATAGTCCATATCTACTGTGATTGTTAATTCAGCAACCTCAGAATTAGCCCAATCAAAGTCTCCTTGTGCCATACTTGTAATGAATGCTCCTTTTATTACCCATTCAGATACCATATCTCCTACAGGTCCTAATACATTCAATGTTAAGTCTTTCTTATAGAAATCTGAGTAACCAGCTCTACCAGTTACTGATTCGTATGAAAGTCTCGCCCAGTCCATTACTTTTTGGGCTCCAGATGGAGTTACTGGGTCATACAATGTCATATCCATTGTTTGCCACTCTCTCTTCCCACGAATTTTTCTATAAGTGTTTATATGATCAAGTTTAATTGATTCATCTTCAAAAGAAGGAGCAGAAACTTGCTTGATCATAAATGCTGGAATAGCATCGATGAACATTATAAATCTGTTTTGTACCTTCGGTTCGAAGGCTCTAAACATTATCTCGGTTGCGTCTAATACTGCCATGTTATTTTTGCTTTATTATAAATATCTACTTTTAAAATTACGCCGTAAACGTTGCTCCAGTAGGTTCAATTGTAAAGTCAAGAACTATGAATTCAACTGTTTTAGCTGGTTGAATAAAGATCTGACCTATTAATTGATTACGATCAATAGTGTCGGCTGTATTGTTTGTATCGTCCATTACCACTCTGAAAGCGAAAAGACCTTGTCTTTGTACTACTGACTCTAAGAATGGATTAACTTGTGACAAGAAATTGTTACGAGTTACATTAGTATTTTGTTCGAATACTAAAGTTCTTGATACATCGTTTACAAATTTCTTAAGATTAATTAACAATCTTCTAACATTTACTCTATCAAGTGCAGATTTTTTCTTCTGTAAAGTCTTTTGACCAAATACTGAAATACCTGCTCCTGGGAATGTAGCAATTGGGTTAACATTTGCGTTATATAGAGTATCTCTTTGTGTTCTAGTTAATTTTCTTTCGGCTTGAATAACGTCTCCAATACCTCCTCTAGTTAAACCTGCAGGTGCGAACCAAGGTGCAGCAGCACTATCGGTAAATGCATATACTCCTGGGATAACTGTAGATGCTGGTATCCAAACGTTTTTGCCTGTAGCTGATTGAGTTTGTAACCATGGCCAATAAGCAGCAGCATACGAAGTATTAACTGTTGCAGCTACAGTAGTTAGGTTACTTACGGTAGCACCATATTGTTCTAGGTCTAGAACTGCAATACAGTCCCCTCTAGTTTCAGCTAGTGATATAATTGAATCTAATTGTGTTTTATGAGTACCAAAATCATATATTAATCCAGGTGCTGAAATAATATTAAATTCGTACTCATCTTTGTTTCCTAATAATGAAATACTATCTGCATAGTTAGTACCTATCAGACCTTGAGTATTAGTATTAGTAATTGCATCATTATATTTGGCTCCTGCTTCACCATTTTTCCCTGTAGCTCCATTAAATGAACCTGATTGAGCTATCGGTAATGATCCTGAGAATGAAATATTATTAGCATCACTCCCTACAGTTAAGCCATCTGTTCCTACATAATTAAGTGTTGGTAAATTAACTGCAGAAACTCTTACAAAGTTAGACTGGTTTACGAACTCTCCAGAAGTCTGAACGTATACATTACCGTCCCCGTCGGTAGTTTTTGTTCTAGTCTGGTTACCTACTACTCTTTCAATATAATTACTTGAGTTAGGATCTAATGATAAGTCGTTAAAAGTTTCAAGTACAATTTTGTTCTTGGTATTATCGTCACCTCTTCTTACTAATAAAGTGAATGTACCTGTAGCATTTTGTACGTTTGATATTTCATACCTTAAGTTGTCAGCTGAACCTGATTTTAATGAACCATCGGTATTATGTAAACCTTGATCTCCTGAAGCTGTAGCGTTATTAAAGATAGCGCCTTTTCCTAATGTTTCTAGAGTAAAAGGATTAGTTAATGAACCTGTGATAGTTGAAATCGTTGAACTAGCTGCTCCAGTAAAAGAACCGGATACTACTCTAGTCACTATTACTGAGTTTCCTCCTTGAGTAAAATATGATTTTACAGCAAGAGAAGTAAGGTATTCTTGTTTTGTTGAACCAGAATCGAATGTTGTCCCGAAAAGACGCTGATATTGACCGTACGAGGTTACTAAAGTAGGATCTTCTACAGGACCTTTAACTGTTGGTCCTAAAATAGCAGCACCAGCTTGAACAGCTGCGGGGGCGATAAAAGAAATGTCATTTTCTCTGGTTAATACACCTGGGGAGATTAATGTTTCTGCCATGTTTAGTTAATTAGATTGTTTTATACATTAATAAATATCTAAATATATACAAAAACCTAATTAGATATTTTTTTGGATTACTTATAAATATCGATAAAACTTTGTAACCTAACCAGCCGGTGTAAATATACCTGTAACTATATCTATATTTCCTTTACCGTACTTATTTTGTAATGCGTTCGAAACTTCAGATTTTTTTTTCTTTAATGCTTCGTAATACTTTAACGCATTATCTTTTCTCTTATCTAATTCAAGTTGAGATATATTAATATTACCGAATTCTTTAATTATAGTATTAGCATCTTTATCTAATGCTTTTAATAATGCTAGTTCTTCTTTTGTTAAACTTATTTTTTGTTTCATAACTAAACTTTTGTAGTAGGTTCAAAAATTGAATACAGTTCAGGAAAAGTTTTCATAAAATTTTGATTTCTTGATTCATCTAATAAATCATTTACTTTATAAAACTTTAAAAAATCTTCTTCAGTACCTGTATTAGTATTCATAAACTCAACTGTATTGAGTATTTGTTCTTTTATATTATATGCATCAGGCCATTCATCCGTGCTTTTGCCTATTTTATCAATATACTGTATTATTTTTTCAGTAATTCTGCCTTTGTAAATATTAGGTATACATTTTACTGAGAAATAGCTTGGCCAGCTCACTTGGTTTAAAAATAAGGGCATTTGAGGAAAATTATTTTTAAAAAACTCATTTAATTCTCCTATATCTAAAATATTAAGTATAGAAATAGTTATACATACATCTAATAACCAATGTTCTCTACCTTTAGAATACTCTGCCCATTTATTCATATTATTTAATACTTGATTCCAATCTCCATGGTGTCTTATGTAGTTAAATTTATCTTCTATACCATCTATACTAAAACTAATATTTACAAATTTAAATTTATCGAGTATTTCAAAGTACTCTTCTTTAAATATAGAACCATTAGTATTAAAATGCAACCTTATATTTTTACTATATCCTAAGTTAATTAATTCTTTGAGAAATTCCCACTGTTTTTTAACTAAAAAAGGCTCACCACCGTACATATCTATCATTTCTAAAGTTGGAGCTGCATCGTATACTGATTTCCAGAATAAACTATCATCGTCGTAGCTCTTGTACATAGTTTTCACGTACTTATCATACTCTTCATCACTTATATGAGGATAGTGAAGTTTTTTAGCTTCCTTATACCATTTTATACTGGCTGTTATACCGCACATTCTACAAGCAAAGTTACAAGTATTACCTAAATTAAGTTCTAAGAACCTTACAGTATTAGTACTTTCTCTAAAATCATAAGATTTATTATCTCTTATTCTTTTACTAGTTATACCTGCATCTTCTTCTTTCCAACATCTACTGCATCCATCAGGTCTTTCTCCTCTACTAAACTGTTCTCTTAATTTAGCTAAAGTAGGACTATCAAAAGCTTTTAATAATGAGGTACTATTTACGTTCAAATCTAAACCGTTATCGTCTTTATAGTTTACACTAGGATTAAAGTAACAGCAAGGCTGAATAGCACCATTATTGGTAACTCTTAATCCGCTTTCTATATGTACACATCTTAAACTCATATTAATTCAGATTTAAGGACATTGTATAGCTCAGGGAAGTAGTCTTGCATTTTTTCTTTCCTTACTTTATCTACAGCATTAGTCACTTTAAAAAAGTTAGATAATTCATTATTATCAGGTGCATTATAATACCTACCGTAAAAGTCATTAAAAATTTCTTTATGTACTAAATTCTTTATACTATCTAATTTCTTCTGTCTAATTTTTTTAGGTATTACAGTTGCATTTTGATAAGCTGGAGCGTGTACATGGTTAGGTATTATACGTGGTATTTTACCAGTACCTTCTAAGTTATAAAGTCCTTCTTTAATTAAATATTGGCTTAATTCTTCACAATATAGAAAATTGTATGTACTAATAGTTTGAGTAATAGTATAATAAAAATTATAGTTATTAAGAAAGTTTTTAATATTATCAATAGTTAATTTAAAATTACTTAGTTTTCTAATATATGCATTTCTTTCCCATACATCGTCTAAACTAAAGCTTATATGAACCTTACGAAAATTATTTAACTTATCTAAAACCGGTATAAGTTTTTTAAAGTTGTAGTTACCATTAGTAATATAAAATATATCTATGTCTTTTGCTAGATTATCTTCTACTAATTTTTCTAATAAATAAAAATGCTTATGTACTAGAAAAGGTTCACCACCACTAATATGTAGCTGCCTGATATTAGGACTATTTTTAATAAGTCTATTATAAAACTCAGTATCTTCTACCCAATCGTAATTAGTCCATTTACTTTTTTTAAGTTTATCAAAATTACTAGGTAGAGGTACTTTATCTTTTAGTTTATAATAATCATCTATCCATGAAGTTGAAGATTCAGCATTACAGGACCTACACTTTAAGTTACAAAAATTACCTAATCTTAATTCTATATTAGATAAATCTACATCTATACTTCCATCTGGGTTAGTTATTTCGTCAAAATTGATATCGAATACCGAATCTCTAACTCTTTTAGATCTTCCTCCTGATTCTTCTACATCCCAACAAGTCTTGCAAGCTAAAGGTTTTTTTCCTTCAAGCATTTCTTTTCTAATAGTTTTATAACTATCTGAATTTACAATGCTTTCTATAGTATCAGTAGATACGTTTAATACGTTTAAAGTATCATCTTTTCCTACAATAGCTTGAGAACCTAAATAACTATGATCAGCCACACAGCATATCGAGCAGTTTCCGTGAGGGTGTACACTTAAATGCTTCCAAGGTAAATCACATATAAATCTTTCTTGTTTCACTAAATTACTTTACTTTTACCTATACTGTTATACCACTCAGTGTAGTAAGGATATATTTCTAGGAAGTTTTCGTCTCTACCTTTATCTAGTTTATCAGTAAAGTTTTTTAACTGCTTGTAAATCTTATCTACATTATCTTTAGGAGTTTCATCCATAAATTTAAAGATACTATCATATTTTTTAGCAAGCTCTTCTTTCTCTCTACCTTTAAATTTTTCTAAGTGTTTATTATAAAGTATTCTAACTTTATTTTTTAACGGTATAGGAAGTATATTAATGTTATAGTAATAAGGACTAGTTAAAATATTATTGAGCTGAATATGAAATATATCTAATCCTAACTCTGTCATTCTGTCTATAAAAGTAGGTATATGAAATACATTCATTATACTAGTAGTACAGCTTACATGAAAGTTTAATCCTTCGTCTATACATTTTTTAATATTAGCTTCTACTTTAGGCCATTTAGTTCCTTTTCTTTTATATTCAGCTACTTCGTTTATACCATCTATAGAAGCAAATATAGCTACGTTAGCATTATCTACCTTTCTAAACGGTTCCCAAAGTTTTAAGTTATCCCATTTCTTAAATTTTAAATATCCTAAATTAGTATTATACCTTAATCTTAAATCAGTATGGCCTATTTCGATTAATCTTTCTAAAATATAATAGTGTTCATCCATTATTAAAGGTTCCCCTCCTGCAAAATATATTTCTTCTACGTCCTCCATAAATTCATTGAGATAAAATTTTATATCTTTTTTACTATAATCATTAACATTTATTATAGCTTTAGGAATATTACTACCCCCAAAAATTTTAATTTCATCTTCAAACCATTTTGAACTTAAATAAGAACCGCACATTCTACATTTAAAATTACAAAGATTAGAAAACCTAAAATCCCAATATAAAAGTTC